GGGTTATTAAACTGGGGGAGGTAGAGAGATGAGCGATCAATGTGTTAAGTGTGGCGGGACAAAGAATTTAAAAAGAGGGTGGACAAATTGTTGGTACGACTCAGAAAACTGTGAGCGGTCACACGTAAGCGATGTTCACGGGAGCATGCCAGGAACTGGTGGATTGCCGAGTCACAATTGGGTGCCGCACGATATAAGCATTGAGATTTCTAAGCGGTGGGAAATTTTAAACTAAGGGATGGTGAGGGAATGAAAGACGAAACACGTTTAATGGTTGACAATAAATTGGCCAGTATCCAGTTGGCTATTAATGTCGCGGGTGACAAGCTTTTTGGCCAAAACGCAGATTTAGGAATGAGCTTAAAACGATGCGCTTTTGAGTTGGGCATGGTGAGAGCAGTGCTGAGTAAGAGCCGCCACGCCATCGACGCGCACCCAACTGTTGACGAGGAGGTGCAGGAGTGAACATGCAGCGACTTCAATCAGAGCAGCGCGCGTGGGCAGAGAAAAACTTCCCCGACAGCACCAGCTCAGATTCCTTTGAGGGTATTGTCGAGGAGGTCGGAGAGCTCTCCCATGCACGGCTTAAAATGCGCCAGGGCATCAGAGGCACCAAGGAAGAGCATGAGGCTGCAGAGCAGGATGCTATTGGCGACATCGTTATCTACATTGCGGACTACTGCAACCGGCGCGGAATCAACCTTGACACCTGTGTTGAAACTGCGTGGGATACGGTGAAAAAGCGCGGTTGGCGTAAAAATAAAGGCAACGGCATTGACCCAGATCCAAAAAGAGGGTGCGCCTCCTGCAAATTCTACAAACAAAGCTGCGGCGGTACCCCTGAAATGGCGGGATGTTTGCGCAGATCGCCTTGGTAAATAACCAGTCTTAGCGCTCGGCACAGTATTCCAATCACATGGATGCTGAATAAGAATCAGAAACTAACTAAGCAGCTGTGCCGGGCGTTTATATTATGAGCGGGCTATTTTGGGCTACGCTCTATCAAAAAGAGGGCTAAGTCTATGATCTTTGACAAAAATTTAGAGCGGATTAAAGAGCTGGAAAGGAAGTTGGCTGCCGGCGGCGACAGTGCCAAACTTAAAGCTCGAATCCAGAGCTATCGAGATGCTGGGCCAGAGTGGTGGGTGAAGTTTTACCTGCGCGATGGCCGTGCACGAAAAGAGAAGTGCCCCCCATGGTATCAAACGAAGCTGAAGGCCAAGCAATTCGAGTGCTTGAAGAGGGCAGAGGTGCAGACTGGAAATAACGTGCCCTCAGAAGTTAACCAGGTAAAGCTATCGGATGTTTTGGAGGCGTATTTGTCAGAAAAAATGGCAGGAAAGAGCGGAGCTGCATCTGCAAAAACGATGGTCGGGCACATCTGCCGGCACATTGGGAAGCTGACTTTGCAGCAAATCGACCGCAATCCACGCATTTTGGTAGAGCATTTCAGGAAGTTTCCAGAGACGCAGTGGTCACAGAAGTACATCTATAACTACTTTCTGACACTGAGGGCATCAATCAACCACTGGATTCGCTTCAACCGCCTTAGAATGCAGAACCCGTGCAACCTGGTCGAGATATCGCCCGGGGTGCGGGTGATGGATTATGTTCCAACGCCAGAAGATTACCAGCGCATTTTGGCTGCATCTTACGTTGTTGGGGCACCCGACGACATCAGGAACCTTTTTACGGCAGTGTGGGAGACAGGACTGCGAATCAATGAGGTGTTGTCGTGGCAGTGCGAAGACCTCCATCTGGAGCAGCCGGACATCGGCCTCCCTTACTATGATACCAAAATATCTAAACAGGGGCGGGCGATGCGCAAACAGATCCCCATGACAAAGGAGTTGTGGATAGCAATGCGGGCTCAGATTGGCATTCGGGAGAATGGGCAGGTTTGGCCGTGGACATCGGCACCATACGATATTACCCGGGCGGTCCTCAAGGAAGCAGGGCTTTCTCACATGCGGCCATTCCACGATTTCCGCAAGTCTGCGAAAGTGCGGTTCATGGCGTTCGGGAGGGAGGCGGCAAAGGCCATGCAGGGCCATGCCACAGACTCGATGAACGACTACTATCTGCACTTCCAAAGGCAGGATTTAGAGAGCGTCGTTCGGGGAACGTGGGGGGACCATCAGTCCCCAAACAGTCCCCAAAAATAAAAAGGCGATTCTGAGAAGTCGGAAAAGTGCTGTTTTCCGCTCAGAATCGCCAGTTTTATGGTTGCGGGGGCAGGATTTGAACCTACGACCTTTGGGTTATGAGCCCAGACAAATGGCGTTTTTAAGCGTATTTAGGCTGTTTTGAGTCAATTTTACCGTATTAACCGCATGGGGCGTAGTCCCCAAAATAGTCCCCAAAATGATTAACGAAAACCACATTGCAGCAGCCCTTATCCTCGGGGCTATCGCACAATGGATTCTTGTCCGGTCTGGCATTATAAAGGTGCACCAGGCTCTTCCGTTTGTGCTGGTGCTACTTGATATCATGGCGTGTGTGCCGTTCTTTTTTATCGGCATCTGGCGCCGCGGTGTTTATTGGGTTGCCGCAGGGGTGCTCACTCTCGTTGTGACATTTTAAGTCAATGGAAACAGCCTCCACAATTGCGTATTTTTATAGGTGTGGGGTGAGGCTCTGTTTTTGATGGGGGTTGAGTGTGGCTTATAGGGAGTGGCCGGGGGTTGAGACCGAGCTGAGGCGCGAGGATCTTGAGTCCGAAGATCTCAAAAACCTATTTGATGATTTCGGGCCTGAGCTGGTTGTGCGGCTGGTGCGTGGGTATGGCGGGCTTTGCATCCTGGTGCCAAAGCGCGGGCTGCTGAGATATGCAAGCCGGAAGATTGTAGAGGAGTTCACCGGCTCAAACTACCGAGAGCTTGCGCGAAAATATGGGGTTTCAGTGCGGCATGTCCGCAACATACTTGAACGCGATTCAAAGCGGGTTAGGCCGTCTGCTGCATAGCTTGGCCACCAAAGAGGTGTTGCAGCGTCACCGCCTCCATTTCAGCAATATCGCTATCCTGGATTACCATAAACGAACGTGGGGGGAGTCCGGGGTGCTTAACCTGCCGAACCGGATGTTTCAGCCCTGCAAAATACAGTGCCTTCTTTTTCTTCGGCTTGATGATATACGGACCAGTGCCGAAATTCTGCCACACGGCATACTCAATGTTCGTTCCAATTATAGCCCCTTCACTGCTTGCCGAATAGGTGATGGAGTTCTGCAGTACCGCAGTATCTCGCAATATCTGAGCCCCTACCCCCTGCTCTCTGCGTGCAGCGATGGTTGATGGTCGCAAGGGCTTCCACGGAAGATTACCGCCATGCCAGCTATTTTTGTCCCCTGACCACCGCCCCCCTACCCTGAAATTATCAACAACAGAGTTGCGGACAATTTTACCATACATTGCAAATACCGGGGTGAAGTGCGCGGCCTTATGGTCGATGGCTTTCAGCGCCTTGTTAACGAAATCAAAGTCGATTTTATGTTCTATCATTGCGTGGCCTGATACTGATACATTGCCCGCCAAACATCAAGGCAGGCATCGTGGTACTCGCCATCGGTAATTGATGACTTGAAGTTGCTATAGTCGATATTTTTGATAAGCTCTGCCGCCTTCGCGGCCACAACAGCCTTTGAAAGAACTGTTCGGTATCGGTAGTCGGCATTCATGGTTTTCTGTACAGTGCAACCGGGAAACACCGCTTCAAGGTGCCCTGCGGCCCGTGCTCTTACCATAAGCAGCTCGGAATTGTCGCGATGTTCAACAGCCGAAACGAATCCTTGATTTGTGAATATCCACATTAAATAAATCCACCTTTCTTTAGTTGCTTGCGGCACTCTTCGCGCGTTGCGAACACTTTGCCCTTCTCGTCATTTTCCTTAAATTTCGCCCAATTATGCAAGGTGATGGTGTCATTCTCAAGTTCGTCAACTTCTCTGATAATTGACTCCCCCACCGTCCACCGGTCACCGTCCCTCTGAATCTTGCCCAAAGCCTCATGGAAAGGGTGCCAGCTGCACCCATACTCTGAATACCACCCGACATCAGCAAAGACAACCCCCTTGCGAGTCACGAACAGCTCTGCAATGGGGCGAGTCATTCCAGGGAAAACTTCAATGACGCAAAACTTTTCAATAGTGAACTGCTCTAATTCTGCTGCGATTGTTTTTTTCATACCAATCATTCCGCGACAACGACGACCGTGTTCAATTGCCGGCCATCGGGCCACTGGTCATAGCCATGTGATTTAAAAACCTGAATGACACGCTGTTTTTCATAATCCGAAGAGCAAACAATTCTATCAAGGTCATCAAAAATAGACAAAGACCCCTTAAAAATTGTCTCGTTTGTGCTGCGCTTCGCTGCCGCCTCCCAACCATCAACGCCTGATTTGCGATTATCACGAACATGCCTACCTGTGGTCCGTCCGTATGCGTCATGGTCGTATGAAATTGCATCGAGCCTGCGCAAGCTTGAAGCGTTCCAGACAAACCCAGGTTGCGTGTATGCTCTCTCTGTTGATCTGATTCGTGTGAAAAAATAATCAGCACCACCAGTTTCAAGATCACGCTCGGGGGACATTCCACCGGGCTTTATCCCTCTCCTGAGCTTATCAACGGTTGGGGCCATCTGGCCGCCAGAGTTCAGGATAGAATCTACCACACCAACAAAATCGCTGTTTGTGTTTTCGTGGTGGACACGATATTTTTTTTCAAACTGGCGCATGCTTTTTCCGTAAACATCTGGCATGGTGGTTACTATTCGCCCATGCCCAAACGCCTGCCGGGTGCCATTATAATTATAATCAACCAGACGGTCTATTTCAATAGACAACTTTTTATTAAGAAATGCTTTTGCTGCAGCGACTCGCTCAGCCTGGTCAGGAACTGAGTCTACTGCTTTTGCAAAATTATCAAGCTCAGAATTGAGGAAGTATGCTATTTTTCTGAGGTATAACTCCTCCAAATCGAGTTCGTTTGGTGGTGTCATATCTATCCCAAGCTTTTCGAGTACCTTATAAACCTTCTCGGAAGATGCGGCAGCCTCTCCATCAACGATGGCTTCAACGCGACCATAGAGCGCAAAATGCTCTTTGTTGTTCCAGTATTTTATTCGCACACCATCGATGTTTGTCTCATAGTACTCACCAAACGTGTAAACGGTTTCATCAGTCCTATTGGTATGCCCGCGGCGTATGTTGGATGCCTTGAAAGCTCCGGTCCGCCTTTCCCAAACGATACCGCCACCATGATTCTTTGGGGTTGGTATGTCGTAAAAACTGAACATGCTTTCAGCTTGCCATGCTGCTTTAGACCCAGCGCCATTAGCGGTGGCTGCCTCAAGAGCGTCTATCCATGGCTGATACGCTGCGACATAGCCCTCAACAACACCACTGTCGTATAGGCCATCCTTAGACATTTTTAAAAGCTTTCCTTTAACGCTTTTAAATTCAGCTATCACAGCGGCTACCCGGTCGAGATCTTTTTCCTCAATTGCCGCGCCAGTTTTTGCCCGGTGAGAGATCCCCTTTATCGCAGTGAGAATTTTATCATTAAGGTTAGAAACAGGTGCAGAGCCTTGAGAACCTTTTTTGATGATACTATCAACTTTTTCAATAGCATCACCACGAAGTTTGAAGTGAGCGTTTGTGAAAACGCCGCTTTGTTTAGTACCTGTTTGCCAGAAGAGGATCTGCTGGTCCTCAATCGATCCGGTATCGCTTATTATTGAGAACCCATTGTTTCGGGACTCAACAATCTTTTCGGACTCTCCTTCGATAATGAACCCTGATCTGCGGGATGTTTTTTTGGAAGCGACACCAGATATTTCGGCTTGCTGTTTTTTCACCTTGGCAAGGTGGTTGCGAATGGTAGTTTTCCGCTGAATTAAAAGATCTGCCAGAGACTTCTTTTCTGCCGCATCTCCGAAGCCAAATTCATCCACAATCCTGATAATATCCTTGTTCGGCATGCGAGCGACTTTTCGCAGGCTTTTTTGAAGGTCTTCGCTTGAGTAGTTACCAAAAACAGCTGCCGATTGGCTATTGATGTTTGCATCGAGCATCGTTTCGAGTTCGGTTACAGAAGCGTTAAACGCAGACCCCTTGTGGGACCCTTGAGCACGGAAACTTAGTGCGCCACCGGTGTCAACACGAATCGCCCGGAGCTTTTTGCCAGAGCCAACAGTCAAAAGATTGTCATATTCAAGCCCAACGACATCCCAATTTGCAAGCCAGACATCAGCTCCAAAACCTTCTGCCACCCCAGCGATCTTTTTGCTTTTTAGTGCGGTTGAGTTTGCCTTGAGTCCTTCTATAATCTTTGATGCTACACCAATCTGATTGTCTGGGAATAGAACAACCTCAAGGTCTGGGACTTCAACACCAAGAGCCTTGTAGAGCTTGCCTGCAAGAATCTCGTTTCGCGCGCGCGCGTCATCCATCTGCTTTATATACCAAAGCTCTCCCGTGTCTATGTGCCGATATGTTCCTCCAGGATTACTCCCACGCTGTGGTCCAACCTTCTCGAATGCCTCAATGCTAAATTGATTGACAACCGAGGCATCTGCAACCGCGTTTGGTGTAACATCAAGCAGTACGGCGATATCCTTATCGTACTTTTTTAGGTCTGGCTTCCACATGCTTGCGCCCGGGTTATAGGCCCACCCATTATCTGGGACCTTTGACAAATCGGGCAATGTGCCAGAGCTTGAAACCTGCTTGCCGTTTGCATCAACCCAGTATTGCGAGCGGGGCAATACTGTGCACCGACAATTAAAACCGTTTGGCGGGTGGATGGTGCCCCATGCAGGATCATCTGCCGGAAGGATGGTCCCATCAAGTTTTGAGTGGTCGGGGCGGGTCCTGGCATCGAGCACAGCGACATACTCCCAGTATGGCAAGAGCTTCTCAAGAGCCTTTGCTTGGGTGTAGCGCCCCGCATTGTAGCTGGTCTGCATGTTGGTGCGGTAGATTGTTTCAAGCCTGTGCGGCTTGCTCAAATCAACAGAGAGAAGAGTGCCCGTTTTGGGGTTGACTGATATTTTCTCCCCCCACCACCCCCGCGCTTTGAGCTTGTCGGAAAGCTGCTCTTTAAACTTGCCGTATGAGAGCCCATCCTTTTGTGACTTTTCGAGCATGCCGCGAACGTCCTGCAGCACATCGATGTTTGTTACACCAGCTATCGAGAACGCTTTGTCATGGGCCTCTTGCCACAAATCTTGCCAGTTGTCCGTTATGGCGTAGCCCTTGGCCTTGAGGTAGTCGATAGCTTCCTCTGCGGGCAGGCTGAACGCGGTGGAGATTGAGTATTTTTTGTCCATTGGTTAGCGCGGGATAATCTCGAAGTGCACAAGGTCGTTGAAAGATTGGTCGTGTGGGTCACCGTCTCCGTCCCAATCGCCCCCCCAGCGAACGCGCATGTGCATTGCAGCAGCTATCCCAAGGACGAACCCGCCAAAGGCCCTGCAGGTGTCCTCATCGAATACAATGCCCTTCCCTGCGCGATAGGGGGCCACATCTACCGCACAGCTCGGAAGGGCGTTGTGCTTGCTATTGGGAAACATGAGTTTTGATTGACCAGACCTGCAAAGCTTGTCCTGCCGTTCTTTGCCGCGGTGCCCTTCGATTACTGTGCAATCGCGAAATTTTATCACCTCGTTGAAGAGTATCTGCAGATGATGGTCGCAGCTTTCAAGAGCTTTTTTTGAGCGCTCAGAAAAAACAGACATCGATGGTCCCCTTGGTTATGTGTAATCGTCGGCAAGGTTTGCATAATTATCGTCGGTAACTGGAAAAGTTTTGGAGTAAAACGGGTCTGCACTCCCAGGGTGGAACCCCTTGACGGTTACCGTTGTGAGCTTTTCCGCCGGCAATATTCCGCTGCCACTGGAGCCCAAGACAATGGATTCAACCGCATCGTTAAGGAGGACACCCGAAACCTTTTGGTTTTTAGTGAAGTTGAATAGCTTGAATACATCCCCCTCACCGATAGACCCACCGATACTGCGTGAGTTTATGGCTATCTGCTGTACGCCGGCAATCGGGATGTTCGGAGTCAGATACTCACCACTGATCACAATCGGCTCAGAGGCGGGAATAGTTATGGCAACCCGCTGGGTGAAGTTGTATTGGGGCTTGTAAAGCATCGCAAGGAAGCTGCCATTGTTGAGGCGTAGCTCTGCAACTCCGTTTTCGTCGGTTGCACCGGTGGCGACTGTGGAGGTATCGTTGCTATTGCGGATTACAATTGATACCTGCATGACTGGATCTCCGAGCCCGTCTATAACGGTGATCGGCACCTGATTTTCTCCACCACCGCTCAGTGAGGCTGCACGACTGCTCACCGCCACATCAAGGTTATCGAGTTTGGCGATCCGTGTAGGTGTTAGCACGGATGATTGAGGGAGCGCAAGCACGGACGTTTCAAGGGCAAGCGGCTCCACAGCGGCAGTCAGGGTGGTTACTGTTGGCAGATCCTCAATCGCATCACCGATGGCTGCGACGGTATTTTCTTTGGCGATTGCTACCAGTGCTGCGGTAAGCTCGGTGGTGGTCAGCAGGTCCGCGAGGTCGTTTGACTTGGCCAGTGGGGCAAGCGCTGCAGCCAGCTCTGCATTGGTTGGCACATTTCCGAGATCTTCGGATGCCGCCCTGGTGCTCACTGCAACATCAGCGTTTGCAATACTGTAATCATAAGGCCCGATAGATACTGGGAGGTATCTGTCGGCATCATCAAGTGTTGCACCAGCGTCAACCACTCCTACCAGCTGCTCAGTTGGAGTGGCGGAAAATTTATACACGCCACCACCGACCTCTGATAGGGCGGGCTTTGGAGTTACGTCGGCGTTGTCGCTCAGTCGCTTGTAGGTTGCAAGTGTTGGTGTCAGCCCCGTCGCGGGGGCGCCGCCGTCTGCTATGTAAACCGAATAAATTGCCATGTTAAAAACCGCCTCTCACACCAACGGGTGTAAAGAATTTTGATTTACTGCCACCGCCGCCCGCTGCTGGTATTGCTGGGGGAAGACCTGCCGTGACGTATGCCGTAGAGCCCCCGATAATAAGTGGTACGCCCAACAAATCAGCATCGGGTATGCTGCTAAGGTTCCCGCCCGCCGCGTTCACAAACTGGCTCTTTGAACTCTGATATAGGCCGTTACCCATGTCGTGCGCTTTTGCTCTTGTTGCAAGAGAGGTTTTGTTGGTCACGCTATAGAATGTGTTATTCCTAAGCGCAACTCTCGCATCGTTATTGTCAAGGCGGATACCGATTGGCCCGCCTTCAAAGCGGCATTCAGCCACGTAGTTGTTATAACTTGTCGAAAAGATGTGGTATGTGGTAGCCCCATAAAAACAACTCCGAGTGACGGATGACGGGTAGCCACCAGCGTTGATAGAGATTGCTTGGGAGCTGGTAGCCTTAAATACGCATCTATCAATAGCAACAAAGCAATTTGCAAGATATACGCCATTGGTATCAATAAATGATGAGTTGGAAAGCGTCCCGTTTCTTCCGGTGCTTGCTTGCAACGAGAAATTAGTAATTCCGCTAAACTCGCATCCGTCAATGTTAAAAACCACGCTAAGTACTAAGCCGTAAACAGAGGCCAGCTCAAAGCGGCAGTTGTACCAGCCACTATACCACCCAGCGCTTACCATTGACGTTGCGGTAGACCTCCTGAACGTAATATTAAAACAGTCCGTATAATCCGCAAAAGTGATGCTGTTAGCGCTGTTGTTAAAATCGAAAACAGAGCGAGTACCATCAACCACTCCGGCAGCGTTGCACCCGATTATATACAGGTACTTTGTCAACGTCAGCGCGGTTGTGATTGTCTGCCCGTTGCGGGTGTAAACAGTGTCGTAGTTCGCTTTGCTGTTGAGGCTGGCAATATCTGTAAATGCGTCTGCCCATGAGGTGCCGTTATTGGCTCCGGTTGCAAGGCTGTCGTGATACCATGTCGCCATCATCCACCCCCGTCAATTACTTGGTCAGCCCAAGTACCCGTAACACCTGCTGTAGGGATATTGCACCCAAGTAGCTGTGCAGCTTCTTGCCTCCCAATCAACGAGCGGAATTTTGCCCGCAGTCGTGTTAGCACAGCAGGCTTTTCTTTAGCGGCAACCTTGAGCTTAGGGAAGTATTTTTCAAATGTCCGGAAAGCCTCCTCCAGCTCCTCGATTGCTGCCGCTTGTGCTGCATCGCGGTCTTCTACGCTGCGCAACGCATGGCAACGTAAACCACCGCCAAGTATCCAAAGCGCCGTGTGCGGAGCTGCTGGGTATGTGCGCACTGTGCCGTCAACATCTGTCAACACCACGGCATTGCCGAGCAACACGTTTTTAAAGTTGCCGTCTCGGAGTGTCAACCGTGTTACATGCGTGGCCACGGCAATAGGCTGAGAAGCACCTCCTGCGAGTACCCCACCAGTTACGATGTCGTCGTTTTGCAGCTCTTCCGGATGAATGTATAACCTTTGTCCGGCGCGCTCGATGGTTATCATTTTGCTACCCAAGGGAGGCAGTAATACTCTTCCCAATCCCCGCCATCTGCCAGCGCTGCCTCAGCCTGCTTGCCGGGTGATACCGCGTAGCGCTCTGCCCCAACTACGTACCCGGTAACCTCTGAGCAGTACCAGCGCTTAGCGTTATTGTAGGCTACCCCAAGCCCCTCACCGAGCACCACATCACCATAGGCGTATGGAGCTCCGTCAAGATGAATCGCAAGAGCCATAGCCGCAGCCTGGTTAAGGTTATAAAGCCGCATGAATGCCCAGCGATCAGGGTGGGAGAACTGGATGACTTTAAAACGCACCTCATTTTTAATGCCGTCAGCTGAGAAACACACATAATCCCACGGGTTGCCTGTATAGTGCGGGATACGATCGCCATCGGCCAGTGTATACCCTGTGAAAACCAATTCAGTGTGGCTGAATGGCTTGCGGGTTATGCGCTTTATCAACCTGCTCAGAATAGAGCGATCGCCCTTGTGAAAAGCATAGTACATCACTTCTACACCACCTCACCGAGAGAGTTGATCGATTGCTGCCCGATTACCGTGGAGACGAAAATCGCCCGCGCGAGCATGTCCTGTAACGATTTTTGATTCATGTCCGGATAGACTGCGGTTAGATTATCAAGGGCCTCAGCATAATCAGTAGAGGTTTGAATGAGCTCTATGATTGGCCGCAGTATTCCGCTTGCCTGCCGCTGCAGCTCGGCGGCGGTTATGCTATCAACACCATTATCAAGTGCACCCTGGTACAGTTTCAACCGCTTGATCTCGGCATCGATGCCGGACTCTGCAAACTGAGCTGCGGCAACTTGCTGTGGTTGCGGCTGGCTCTCATCTGCGATATCAACATCGTCTTCCTTAAACCCATAGGCTTTTTGGAGGTAGGTTTTGGTGAATCTCACCCCGGCATCATGCAGCGTTTTATCTCTCTCTGCCAATGTCGTGTCAACGTCCTCCTCCTCCCAGAGGGAGAACTTTGGCGCATCGGTAGATGTCCCATAGTTAAGCTTTACCAGCCACTCTATCGCAGTGTTGATGGTGCGCTGAACAATCTTGCGATCGTTTTCAATCAGGTCTTTGCGCACTTCCATGTGGGCCTGAGCTGCCGCAAGGCTTCCACCCTTCACTTCGGTGGTGAGGTTTTGGCCAAGGATTGATATTGCAATGTCGGTGTTGCAGTAGTTGACAAGTTCGCGGAAAGCATCAATATTCGATTCGCTTACACCGTCAAGAAGTTCAAGGGAGGTGTTTTCGCTTATTGCTCCAAAGCCACCCTGCCGGAGCTCAACTATTGCACTGACAAAATTATCTACATCGTCTTTTGATGTGCCAGACGGATATTTCCCGAGAACAAGCGGCATGCCGTATTTCTCTACAAACTGCACCCAAAATGTCATGCCGCCCTTTTTAAATGTCACGGGCCAAAAGACTTTGCTTAGGAGGGCATCGCCATAGGGGTTGTCGTAGCTGGCATTGTGCCTGGGCACCAAGAACTTATAATCAGGAACGGGGGTTCCATCAGAGAATCCAGTCTTTGGTTTCATGCACAGGGCGCGGTCGGTGTTAAACTCAAACCACCGCTGCGGCTTGCCTACAATGCGGTCAATGATGAACCTGCCATCGCGCTCAGCCCAGATTACTTCAAGGGGTTGGTATCCAAAAAGGGTTGCTCTCAAAATCTCGCGGATCAGATTGTCCAAATCGAAGTTGTCAAACACGCTCTTTACAAATTTTGAAACTTCTGTTTCATCCTGCCCGACACCAATCCCCCACTCTAACGAGGTGATTCCAGACATGCGCGAGGAGACGCACGAAGAGACGCGCGTTTCTGCAAGCAGCTCCTCATACACCGCGATGTCCTTGCCAGCCTTCTTGAGGGTATAGTCCGGGTTTGGCAGCGTCTTGAGCAGCGACCAGTAGTCTATACTGTTGTCCGTTGTGGCGATTTCAGTTGACAGGAGCTTTTTTCCGGAAAGCGCCTTGAACTGATTCGCAGATACCCACAGGCCGTTTGCCATTGTTCAAAACCCCTTTATTCGATTCGCTGATTCTCTTTTTTTCGTGCTGGTAACAATCTCGATGCTCAGAGCGTTGCCTATCATCTCTTCGAGCGCCTGAGTCATGCTGTCCACCTGGTCGTCATGCTCGACATCCGCAAACTCTGTGCACTCGTCAATAAAATCTTTTTTCCATTCGGCGGTTTCTGGCAGATACACATTGCCAGCCTCTATTGTCGGTGTCACCGCATGAGCCCGCGCGATCTTATCACGGTCGGGCTTTATCGGTTTGAGCGGGATTAAGGTTTTCCGCTTTATCTCCTGAATGAGACTTTGCCCGCTGGCCGCATCCTCAATCAAAACCATGTTCGGCTTATACTTTTCGTAGCAATCAACAACTGCCCGCTTGAGGTCTGGGAACTCCATGCGCCGGCGCAAAACATCCAGCAAATAAAACCCTGTTTTGGTCTGCATCCATGTGGTGCAAACTGAATAGTCGTTCTCCCGCCCGCTCTTAAACGCAGTGTCCCAGCTCTGAACAATGCGCATCCACACTTTTGGCTGCTCACGATAGTATTGCCACCACGACTCTTTGAATATTCCAGAGTTCGGATCGTCGATGAACTGCCCAAATATTTCCTGATTGCGAATCGAGGCGGAAACATCTGCAACAATCTCGTCAATCTCTTCAGGTGGTATCAGGGGGTTGTCGTAGGTAGAAAAACAAAACGATACCCACTTATCATCAGGTCCAGCCCGTTCAGCCGGCACACACTTTTTAAAGAGCTC